GTGGAAGCCGCCGCAGCTCCGGCACTTTCGGCAAGAGAAGCCTGCAGCCGGTCCAGCTCATCAAATTCCGCAACGCTGCGTTTGGCGGCCTTGGCTGCTTTGGTGGTGCCACTGGCAAGTTTGGCCTGGGCTTTGGCGGCTTTGTTGGCGCTGACTGCTGCTGCGGCGGTCTGCTGCTCAAACTTTGCCACCGGCACGGCGGAGAACGCAGCGTTTACACTGCGGCTTATTTTTTTCAGGGCAGTGCGCAGGCCGTTCAGCGGCTGCTGCGCGGTGTGGGTAGTTGTTTGTGTAGGCAGGGCAACCTGAAGGCTGCCTGCATAGGATTTTGGCAAAAGCATCTACCTCCTTATGAAGACTTAATTGGCCAACAGGCGCTGCAGCCGCTGGCGTTCCGCTATCTCTGCCGGATTCAGGCGGGGGCGCAGGTCAACCATGGCTTTGTTTTTGCGGTAGTAGTCCTGTTCCCACGGCTGCAATTTTTGGCCGTGGCGCAGCTTGCTGCGCACCCGTAGCAGGGTAGCCAGCTGGCCGTCCCCAATGCTGTTGAACCAGGCCATAAAGGTCCACCAGTGCAGATAAGGCAGGGCGCGCACTTCGCACCCGGCGGCTTTGTTGATGTCGGCGGCAATCAGCGG